ACGGGGAGGGTGAGCGACGGTCAATCAGGTCGAACCGCCGAGTACGGACTTCAGGGGTCCCAAACAGAGGACTGGACATGATTTCAAACTCAGGGATCATGACTCTGGGCGAACCCCCTGTGAGGGTGACAGTTCCCCCTATGCCAGGAGTGGCTGTTCCTCCAGTAGTTCCGACACGAGTTCCACCAGGGAGCTGGAGGCTACCCCCGAATCCCCCTGGAAGTATGTCCCCGTTCCGGTTCGGCGTCTCAGGGTTATTGGCCAAGCCTAAGATGTCGTGCCAGTCACCCTGGCTCAGCATCGGGGGTGTAGCCTGTAAGGGCCAACGATCTAGCTCCTCTCGTAGTGCAGCAAAGTGCTCCCGAGTCAGGGGGACGTCGGCCGCCCAACCGTGGCGGTGAGGAGAGGCGAAGGTTCCAGCCTGTGCCCTCAGGGTCGAGAGGATCTCAGCATCCGACTGGTCTTGGATTTGCCGGAGAAGGGTCGCTATCTGTTGCTCTAAGGGGTCCGGCATAACTCAGTTGAGAGTGCGTCCATGCTTCTTGGGGACAACTTGAAGTGGTTTGGCCTTGGGCTCACTGTGATGCTCTGACTCGTAAGTGGGTAACCCAAGCCATATAGCACATTTTTCTTCAACGTCGTCTTCCCCGTCCACTTCACTCCCCTGGTGAAATGAGACCCCACATCCCCAGGTCTGGTCCTTGTAGAGCACCAGGTCGATAGCCCAAAATCCGTCGAAGGTGTCTGAAAACCACGTCCAGGTGGTCTGCCCATCCTCCTGGGGCTCTGGAGTAGGCCCCGAAGGATGTAGACAGAACTGCGGGAGCTGGCCCCGCATGGGGTCTTGGTACGTGAAGACCCCACTCGGTTCCAAGTCCTCGCCCTCCACCTGGCGTAAGTCACCGGATGCAATGACGAGGATCAATCTCTCAGGGTAGAGATTGACCTGGAAGCTGACGAACCCTTCCATCCCCAGTTCGATGAGCATAGAGGGGAATACTACACCGGGGCTACGAGCGTTGCCAGACCAGAATTGGCTCAGCTTTAGAAGGCCCCCGAAAGCTACGGACAGGCATCCATAGAATGGCTTGCTCAGTGAAGCCTAGCCTAAGAGCCTCCTCTCTGGCAGAAGTGTCAAGCCGCATCCCCTGGATAGGCTTGTAAGGCAAGTTGAGCACCAGGTGGCCTCCAGGGCGCAACCGCTTGAAGGCCGTAGCCATCACCGGGGCAAGGAATGCCCTGACCCAGCCTTGAACAGTACCATAGCTCCGACCTGCCTGGAGTGACTCATACCCATAGACCTCCAGATCAAAATATGGGGGAGATGTGAAGACAAGATCGAGAGGTTCTCCGGGGTCCCAGTCCTCGGCACGACTTTGCTGAAGGACACAACGGTTCAGCCCTAGTATCCCCGCTAGCTTCTTATTTCCAGCTACAGTCTCAGCTTCGATGTCGGTCCCAATGTAAGCAGAGACACCCGCCATTTTAGCACCAAGAAGACGCCCACCATAACCGGCACAAGGATCCCACACCACTCCTCCGGGTGCGAACGTCTGATAAATGTACTTTGCCACAGCGGGTCTGAAAACCGATGGCGCTCGATGGTACATCGTCAAGGCTCTGACGACCCTTTCAGGGGATGTAGGGTGACCAGAATCAATCTGAAGTTTGATCGCCTTCTTGAGAAGAGCGTCATCATACCACGCCTCGAACACACTCTTAGTTCCCTTGTGCCTGGCATGGTATCTGTTAGGGAAGAACGTAGCACAAGCAGCAGTCCCTATCGTGCTGTATGGGCGGATGATGTTTTGACCGTCCGTATACACCTCAAGAGAACGGAATCGAGTGAGAGCCTTAAGCACTTCTGCTTCTGAGGCTTCAAACACAGGGAATTCTTGCTTCCTGAGTTCTGCCAGGACAGCGTCTACGCTCCTATTTGGGGGAAGAATACCTGCTGCGAGATCCAGCCAGAAGTTGACGCCATCTGTGGGATCCTTGGGCCTAACTACTAGGACCTTGTAACCCAACTCCTCAGCACGCTTCTTCTTGAAAGCATCCCTCTCACGGGACTCGTGGAACCCCTCTATGCTCCCATGCCATGCTTCAGCGTAACGGAAGTGCTGATCCCCATGGGCTTCAACAATGAGGTTGTGGCTCGGAAAGAACCCGTCAAAGTTGAGAACTCTGCCAGTTGATGGGTTGATGATACGAGGGTCTGACCACTCCCACTCATACGCCTCCTTGAAAGCTTTCGCAGCTTGGTCAAGCACCACACGTTGCCAGGCCAAGCGGTTTCTGGTCTTTAGCCCAAGGCTCTTGCAGTATTGTAGGACTGTCGTGGGAGCTGCATTGAGTCCCAAGGCTGCCTCAGCCACAATGATAGCCCCATTTTCGTCGGCATACTTCAATATATCCTCTCTGCTCCAACCATAGGCTCGCCCAGCCGCAATAGGAGCTTGCATCTGTTGCCGACGAACCTCCGTGTTGGATGAGGTTAAAGAAGCTGCGGGGTAAGTCCTGTAATAAGCTTGAGCATCGAGGCTGTGGAGCTTGATGTGATTTCCAAGGGACTGCCCTTTGAAACCACAGACCTGACACACCACATAGTCCTGCCCTTCAAGACGACCCACCCAAGAGTCCTGCTCACGCTGCTGGAGGTATGCCTTGTGAGCTTCCACGTCCCCGTGTTGAGGCTTAGCTAGATGATGGCCTAACCCTATCTCCCCAACACACCCGAAGTTGCACACGGGGCAATACCGATCTACCCCTCGTTCACGATTCCTACAGGGTTCACAGATCAGTTTCTTCAGGCGATACTTCTGGATGCCATTTAGGGCCAGAGGGGAACCGCAAGAAACACAAGTTTCCGGAGTCGTGGAGAGCTGCCGTGTCTTCCCAGCACTAGCCCGCCCCACTACCGCCGCAGCTCTGGATTGGATAGCTGTGCCCCTTACATCAAACGCCTCTTGCCCAAATTTCTCCACCCACCAAACCCGTAGAGTGTTCGGGCTGGTGTGAAGCCTTTTGCAGATAGACTTGAAGCCTTCGTCCGTTGCGAACAGGGCGTAAGTGTCTTCGGGACGAGTCTTAGCCCATGCGCTTCCATCCCGTACCCCACGGGCTGCTACAGCCGCTTCACCAAAGTGATCCACCCAGACACGCTTGAGTCGGATCGTACTCGTCTTGAGACGACCCACTACAGACTTGAGAGGCTCTTCTGTAGAGAAAGCCGCTAAAACTTCAGTGGGGTCCAACTCGGATCTGGCTGGCATTGCCCAGCTTAGACCGAATGGACCCCACTGTCAACCTTTTCACTATTAGCCGATCAGGCCGCTGCCTTACAAGCTAAGTGCCCGAATTCTAGGACTTTCAGATCCTTGCCCGAACGTTGAACGTCATGACAATGTACAAAAGTGGAAATACAGGCTGATAGTAAGCCGAGAACAGGAGGACCGTGGGGTCATCCGGGCTCACGTCCGCCGAGATACCCGTGTAGGCCGCCACGATCTCGGCTTGGACGAGCTGGTTGAAGAGCGAGGTCATGGTGACCTCGACTTCGTTCGTCCGGGAGGCCAGGAACTTCGTCCCAATGAAGGCATCGAGGACGATGCGGCTCTGCTGCTGAACGTAGTCAGCAATCTGAGTGACCGTGGGGAGCCTCGTCAGGACATTGCTCATGTCCGTGGTGAGGCCCTGCCTCACTCGGATGATCGGGTCTAGGTCCTCCAGGATGGTGATGCCCGCCACAGCCGTCTGGTTGGCCTCCACGGGGTCCAGGGTCCGAGGGAGCCTGGTGAAGCCTTGGATGGTCCTACGGGTGTACGGGGTGGCAACGTCCACGGCTGGGCTCACGACCGCACCCGCCAAGGCTGCCGCCAGGAAAGTACCATCCACGAGCTGTTCGAAGGACTCTCCCAGCTCATTGTTGAGGGTGATGACCGCCGAGTCAGGGTAGACAGCGATCATACGGTTGGAAAGAAGAGCCTTGGCAATCGTCTGGGCGTTTGTCGGGGAAGTGCCAGAGGCAAACCCGATGAAGCCCATCCGCTCAGCCTGGTTCCGGATGTTGCTCTGCGTCTCGCAGTGCTGGAGCAGGTAGTTGTATACCTGTGTGCTCGTCGTCAGAGGCACCAGGATGTCCGGCTTAACCTGACCTGGCAGCGGGATTGCAAGCTCCTGGATGGCGTCGATGAACTGGGCATCCGACGCCTGGTTGGTGTTCGGAACCTTGAGCACCTGCTTGATACCCACCAGGACCGCCCCGTTGAGGATGGCTAGGTAGGCAGCCAGGCTGACCCGGTTCTCGGCTGCAAGGGGACCGAAGTTCGCCTCGATGCTCTTGAACTGCTGGAATAGACGAGCCTGAAAGTCCTGCTTCCGGAAGAAGTAGGTGATGTAGTAGAAGTCCCCGATTGCGGGCTCCAGACCGCCAGGATTGAATGTCCGGACGGTGGCCGTGTCGTTGACTGCCACGTTCACCGTGTCCGTCACGATGGTCTCTAGCCCTGGGATGGACAGGTACGGGATTGCCGGTTGTACATTCCAGGTCGTAGACACAGCCATCGTGAAGAAGCCCGTAGCCGTGTAGCTTCCAGTGATGGCCGGGAGGATGGTGAATCGGAGACCGGTCCGAGCATCCGTGTAGGTCTGACCTGGGGTACCAGTTCCAGACGATCCGGATGCAATGTTGGACGAGGAAACCGTGTAGAAGTCCCTGGCATCCTCTCCATTGTCTCCGGAGGTACCAACCACAATCCCAGTTCCAGTGGTGCTATTGAACGCATCCCCAGAGCCAGTGGCAAAGGCCACAGACGAGGTAGCTGCACCCGTGGTGATGGACTCGATGGTGAGGTAGGTGGCCCCATTGAAGGTAGCCGGATAGGCCACACCAGCAGCCAGGAACCCGGCCGTATCGTCCAGAGCGTTGACAACCTCCTGTGCGGAGACGTTCGTGGCTCCAGCCGAGTCGCTTTCATTGAACCCTAGGACGTCCAGCGAGTTCGAGGCCAAGATGGTGATGCTTGAACCCGCGCTTGTCGTAGTGCTGGTAAGCCTCAGCTTGTTGAGGTTGGCCAGAGTTCCGACAGAAGCCACACCTGGGACGACAAGGTTGACGTCCGCTGCCACCTGAGCCGTAGTCCTAGCCGGACCAGCGGTCAGTGGGATAACGTAGTCAATCCCGTCCACCCTGAGATTCAGGGTGTCAGTGACACCCGCATCAATGGCGTAGGGGCCAACCGTCGAACCCAAGAGGGTGGCTGGCTTGTTGAGTGCGTTCGGGCTGCCAGAGGCCGCCTGGAATGTGGAGTACCCGAGGACAGTCTCCAGGGTGCCCTGACGGATGGAGACCCTAGAGGCATGGTCAAACCCACCAGGAAGAGCCGCAGGAACCGAGTAGCTCCGGATGATGAAGAGGGCATCCGTAGGTGAAGCACCGATCTGGACAGAGCTGGCCAGGTTATTCGGAGCCGTACCAATGAATGGAGCCGCTGCATCGATAGCTGCGTTGATGTCGGTGACAATCTGGGCGGGAGTCCGGAGGCCCACCGTGACGGCTACCGTCACATCGGTTCCGTCGATGGTCAGTTCCAGGACGTTGTTCGGGGAGGCTGGGATAGTGATCTGGCTCAGGGCACTGATCGCCACGTGCCTACTGACCAGGTAACCCCGACGAGAAGTGTTGAGGTTCGTCGAGATGGTGCCACCGTTGAGGATCGTCCTCCACGTATCTGAGAAGACCGTGAAGAACGAGTACGGCTGTGCTCCACTATTCGTGAAGGCCGCATTCTTAGCGGCTGCGGTACCGAACAGGACCGTGACCGTCTCGTCCACGGGGGTACCAGCCCCAGTGTGGAAAGCGTCCGTGATCTGCTCCACGCCACGAGGCCACTGAACGATCTCAGGGAGACCAGTCTTCACTCCAAACCGGATCTGCCGGAGGTTGGTCTGGGTTGAGGTCGCGAAAACCTCGAACTGGCCAAACCCAACCGCTCCCGCAACCTTGTTTGTCAGGGTGAAGGTGTCGTCCGTGATACGGTTGTACCAGAACGTGCAGTAGGCATTGTAGTCCGGGGGAACCGTGTTCCTCAGCGTGATGATCCTGGTCGAGGCATCTACTTCGAGAACCTCAACAGCGGACCGCCCAAGGGCATCTCGGAGATTCCGACCCGTGAACACGACCACGAGGTCAGGACGATTGGTGTTGAGGCCAATCCTCTGATTCGTGATTGCCAAATACGTGGACTGCCCCAGGGGCGTGTCCCGTCCGTTACCCGTAGTCGGAACTGCCGGGAGGATGAACTTGGTAGTAGAGACAACAGCGGGAACCACCGTAGTATCCACAAACCGAGCCGCTGGGGTCAGATACAGCTTGTCATCTACCAGAGTCGGAAGGATCTGGGTGTCGTCGAACAGCTCTGCACCCGGAGACCGGAGTGTAGATGCTACAGACACACTGGTTCCCCAGTGAACAATGGACACGTCCGGGCTCGGATTCGAGATGACGAAATCCTGTTCCTGGATGTAGTCCGAACGACCAGGAGAGAACCCACACCGAACCACCGACGTGACCTGCGTGTTAGGCAAGTAGTCGAAGGTGTCCTGCCAGGTGTTGAAGTAGTATTGGATCGTGACCGTGGACCCCGGGGTAGGGGCCGAGGGTAAGGTCACAATCCCGTTGTTCCCGTCAACAGCAGTCGGGATGACCTGAACGTTGTTGACCTTGGCCACCACCTTGGAGGGGTCCGTCGTGGTGATACCACCATCGGAACCATCCACGATGGGACGCTGGAACACCCTGAAGTTCCGGTTGCGGTCCGTAGCGGTGTTCGGGGCGAAACCCAGTGCTCCGTTGGCATTCCCGGTCCCCATGTTGAGGGACGACGCCGCAAAGAACCGGACGTGCTTGTTGCCAGCATTGTCCGTGAACACTAGCGTGGAAAGACCCGAGATCAGATTGGCGTCGATGAGGGCCTTCAGAGCAGCAGCAGTGTAGGAAGTGCTGGGGGCCAATGTGACGGTCGTCGTGAGACCATCCACCGCGATGGTGAGGGTGTCGGTCGTTCCAGCCGTGATGGTGAAAGGCTCGAAAGCCGGAGTCGTGAGTACAGCCTGCGTACCCGTCACTTGCTCAGAGACGTCATCCGTGATCAGCGTGTCCGACCGGTGGAAGTAGTACGTGCAACGGATGTCGTCCCCTACCTGAGGGGGCACCTGGAGGATGACATAGCCATCCTGTCCTTGAACGCCGCCGACGGACACTGGAACGCCGTTGATCGTGCAGGAAACAGACCGAGCATCGTTGGTCGTCCGGCCGAAGCCCTGACCGTCCACGATGGGGTAGTTCCGGACCCTGAACTTGGTCAGGAGGCCGTTTGCTGCCCCCAGAATCGGGCTGGCCGGATTCGTGTCATCCACAACGAACCGCTGGCTGTTATCCTCCCGGACGATCTGCTGATCCAGGTTCGAGCTTGAACCACGCACCATCTCCAGGTCGAATTGCTGAAGCTCCTCTTGGCCTACCCCGATGACGAACGGGATGCGAAGGCCAGCGACCAGGTTGGCCGCATTTGCCTCGGTCAGAGTGCGAGTGTAAACGCCCGGGGGAACGTAGGTGACGAAGGGGCCTAGAGCCATGATATTCCTCGAATTTTCAGTTCTCTGCTGTGGTCTTCATCTTCATCTAGGGCTTTACATCTGGATTTGGGTCTGGATCTACATATCTGGGTCTACAAGTGGAATCGTGCGAAAAGCGTAACCGACTGTGACCGGGCGACCCCTGGTCTCTTTGGGCACACTCGGAGGGCGTAAAAGACGGATTATTGGTCCTCCTCAGCCGCAGCCTTCGCAACCCTCTTGGCTTCCTCGGCCAGCCTCTTTCTGGCCTCTTTTCGCTCCGGCGTCATCGCCTCGTACTCAATGAAGGTGCGGTCCGGAGCATGCTTGCGGATCAGCCCTTGGGACTTTCCTCCCAGCCGAACCTGACGTTTCAGCTCCTCACGAGCATGGATTTCCTGCCATCGGGCACTCGCCTGCATTCCTACAGCGATGTCATCCGTGGGGTAATCATGCTTGGTGACCCCTGAATTCGCCTCGGCTGTACCAGAGGTAGTTGCGAAGTCGAAGCCGAAGCCCTGACCATCCCACACCCTGGGAGCTATTTCTTTGCAGGAAGGGCAAACATGGGTAGGATGCTCCCCCATCTTGAGGTTCCGGTCGAACCTGACGTTGCATTCCAGACAAGAGAACTTGTACTTCGGCATCACCCAATCCGCTCAAAGAGGTCGTTACGACCCACGATGGCAGGTCGAGTAGCAAAAAACAGAGTCCCTATGGATAGGGCATTCTCTGGATTGATCTGCGTGACCTTGCTGATCGTGAGCGGGAGCGGGATGTGAATTTCCCAGTCAGCCCTGAGCTGAATCGCCATCGATGCCGTGTAGAAATACAAGTCTCCAGTCTCGTCCGCTGATTCCTCAGCCTCCCCACCCATGGAGATGTCTAGGACTTCGATGCCCTCAAACTCCAGAATAGGCTTCTTCTCTCCCCAGAGGTACATCACACATAGGTCGGCAATCTCCTCCATCTGTGTGGTGTCTCTAGAGATCACGTCGAAGTCGAAGGAAACCTCGAACTTACCACCGTAGGCGTTGGCCGTGTCCACGCGATCTCGGTAGACCACTACCGCAACCTTGTCGCCCACGGAGGATCTCTTCCCGAAGGCTAAGACCACCCCAGGTAAGGTCTTGAAGTCCGCCTGATTCCACTTGAATGTCACAGGTCCGAGGGAAGGAACCGCATACCGGTAGTCCGCCGTGATCTTGGTGCCAGAGGGGAACCGTACATTGAAGAGAATTTCCCCCGTCTGGTAGTTCACGGTGAAGTCTGTTCCCTCATTCAAGAGGAAGTTCCGGCCCTGCCAAATCCGCACGGTCTGTCGGACAGGGATCTGCTGTAGTTGAGCGGTTGTCTCAAGACCAGTGGTGATCTGTAAGAGTGGCTCGTCTATCTGTGTCAGGAGGGGGTCAATAACGAACGCCCCATCGTCCTGAGCGTTCTCGGGGACCTTGAGAATCTCCAGGTAGTAGACCCCTGGTAAGGTCGGGAACACGTCGTTGTTCGCCCTGACCGCATCCAGGTCTTCCTTCACCCATTCTAACGGGTATGCAGGCTGTCCCACGTAGGCCAGCATCACGTGGCTCTGGACTGTCCCGATGAAGTTGTCCGGAGCTAACTGGACCTTGTTGGCACTAGATCCCTTGATCACGATCCCGTACTGGGGACGCTCGTCGAAGGCAAATCGATTCTGGATGTAGGGGACCAGCTTTGCGTACAGGGGATGACGAGAAAAGCTGTCCTGGAGTTCCAGGATCAAACGTCTCTTGAGAGCGCCTGTGAGGTAGTAGTACATCTAAGCCAGAAGCCCTTCACGGCTCAGGGCATCATGAACTGCCTTGAGAATCTTGTTCTGATTCAAACGAGTTAACTTAGAGACTACGAGTGACCACGTAGTGGACATCTTTAGAGCGATGGCCAAGAGCTTGTGTGGATCTTTGAAGTGATTCACAAGCATGGGGTTCCTGTATGCCGCTACACGATACCTGTGAACGACACGTTGAGAGAGACCATCCATCAGTATTCCTGCTCAGCCAGGACGAGCATACCCTCAGCCACAGCCGTCATCGGGTCACGAGCTGCACGAATCTCACTGATCTCGATAGGGAAGCCCCGCTTGGAGACCGCTAGGAACTCCTCTTGGAATACTGACAGGAACCCAGTGGCCAGGGAAGTACCTCCGGAAACCACGAAGGGAATTGGACCAGGAAGGCTAACTGAGTTCTGAACCTTCTTGAACTGGGCTGCGATGTTCTCCAGGCAGTACCGAATCAGAGCCCGAATGTAGAGCACGATGGCTTCCTGCTCACGGCCCTTTGGGTTCACAAGGTCCACGCCCTTCTCCTTGAGAGAACACATCTGGGAGGCCGTCTTACCAGTGGCCTTGGCAGCGTGGGTATCGACCCAGTCCCCACCTCGGGCCACAGCGAATTCCATCCCCTTGATGCCCTGGATAGCCAGGGCAATGTTACACATACCCGCCCCGAAGCTCACGGCCAGACCCGAGAAGTTCTCAGGGACACATTGGGAGTAGATGATTGCCATCGACTCATTCATGGGATGCGGTGTGTACCCCAGCTCGGAGAGGATTTTTCTGAAAATCTCCGTGTGGTAGACGATGTCCTGATCGGGGTCATCAATTGGAGCAGCAGGCACGCTGTAGTAGCAGTGCTCTCCCTCACCTTCAGTGATGTTCCCTCCGTCAGACAGGGCACTGAACAGCAGTCTCTTGAGTACAGCCTGAGCGTCTAGCTCACCGGCCGCGATGACACCCCTTGAGAGGGGCCTACGAGCCTCTCTCTTGAACAGGTTAGCCATCGTGAGGGCCGAATCCCCGACGATGAGGAAGCTGTCCTCGAACTCGATGTAGTCCGCCTTGGAGAGCTTCAGGGACCTCTCAGCGTCCCTCTCGACGTCCAGGAAGGCGTCTCGAACACGGCGTGTGGTGATCTTGCCGTTCTCCCCGTGACGGGCGGCGACAAGATTCATGGTGCCGATGTCTAACCCGACACCCGGTTTGCTCTGGGTCTTTGCCATTTGATCCTCATCTGATTTGGATTTGATTTTGGGTTTACCGGCCATAGCTGTATGGAGCTACGTCGTTCCTCTGTTTCAAGAGGTAGACGAACTCCTCGTGCTTGTCCGCAATGTCTTGCAGGAGATTCTCGGTACCATCACTCAGGATACCCGCCTGGCCTAACACTCCAAGGACAGTCTTGATTGCCGCAAGGACGTGGTACTCCACATGCAGGCTGACAGCAACCATCCCATTCGGACCTTCTTCAACTTTGGTTCCTTGGTAGCACTTGGCTATACACCAGGCCAGGTGCTTGGCCTGAATCACGGGGTCTACCAAGGACGGGCTGCCAAGGCCGACTGTCCTTTCGGCCACCGAATCGATCCCAGGAAGGGTTTCGTTGTAGAGTCTCTCGAATAGCTGGTGGTCCCCGTAGAAGCTCTGCCCTCGGGTCTGCCAGTGGTGGGTCTGGTGGACCATGGCCGCTGCCCGGAGGCAGGTCAGGAGGACGGACATGTACCCCAGGTCGCCGCCGTAGTCCTTGGCCAGGAGGTGGACGGACTGCTCCGTGTCCCCATGGGCCTGCTTGACCCATCCTTGGACCTGAGCCTTCTGAGTTGCTGCCAGCTTCACAGCGGGCCTCCCAGGTGGCAGGAAAGGGGGTGCATGGCGTAGGGGGTCAAACTGAGTGGGGTCCACCCAGATGGCCTGGATCTGGTCCCCGAAATCGGTCACTTATCTGCCTTGCTCTCCTCACGAAGGGCCTTGCCGACCTCTCCCAGAGACTCTCTCTCGGGCTTGGTCGTGAAGGTCTTGCCCGTGAAAGGGCTTCTGATCGTGACCACCTTCTCTTGCAGGTAGAACGTCTTGCTCGAATCCGGGCAAACGTACTTCCAGAGGACGGTTGCGGCCAGCTTGGCGCTCAGGTCATTGGCCTGGCGAAGTAGGGTCTGTTGAGATGAGTGCATGAGGGTCTCCTAGAGAGCGGGGGCAATCAAAAGAATCACCCGGACTGTTGCTTCCGTAGCTCACGGAGCTTCTTGGCCGCCTCCCCGAGGTCCGCCTGACCCTCACCCGTGGTCATCTGGATGCGGGCATCTGTCCCGATGGGGGTATGGTCAGGGATAAACATGGGTACTTCCCCACCCACAACCTCGGATTGCTTCGGCAGGGATTGACCATTCACGCCCTGAACCACCACCGTCTGTGGGGCCGGAATCCCCTTGATAGCAGCGAGGATGGCTGAAAGTTGCCCGTCTTGAGCAGCTAACCGTTGGGCCATCGAGGCTTCCAGCTCATTCCTGGCTTTCTCTGAGGCAGCCAATGTGCTCTGAAGGGACTCAATCTTCCTCTCCAGCCCTTGGACATTCACCTGGGAGGGTGGCATCGGGCTAGGGATGCTCGACTGAGCCACCACCTTGACCAAGTTCTGCTGGACCGCTCGATTCAAGTCTTTGGACGAAAGGAAGTCATTCTCGGTGATGGGCATGGGTGTCCTGTAGGGCACCCGAAGCTTCAAGTCCTCGATGTAGTGCTCCCCAGTGATCATCCCCATCACGACGTAGCTGTAGACCTTTTCACTCATCTGGCTGCTTCCCTCAAGGATGCTCGGAGTTGCTTTCGTAGCTCGGTACCCAGCCGCTTCTTCACGGCTTCCCTGGCAGCCTTCCTGGCCCGCTCAATCACGGTTGTAGGCTGCCTGCCAGGGTGTACCCATTTCCCGTCCTGCATCGACTTCGGAGTAGCCGACCTGAAGATGAGTTCCCCGTCGTCTGTGACAATGGGGATAGGTGCCCGTGCTTTCGTCAACCAGGTCATCTGACCCTGGCGTTGACCCTGGAGGAGGGGGATGAACGCTGGGTGGGTAGCCATGACCGTGATGCTGTTCGGCCCGACGGTGACCTTCATGCCCTCCGAAAGAGCCCTCTTGGCCCGAGCCGAGAACGTTTCCTGAAGGATCTTCCCTCGAATTTGCTTCAATACCTCCCGTTGGAGGGATTTCAGTACCTTCCCGGAATCGAACTTCAAGCCACTCGGGATGAGAGGCTTGAGTTTGGCTGAGGTGACTCGGATGGGGACCATTAGTAAACGATGTTCTCCCAGACTACGTTACGTCCCCTGAGTTCCCTCTCGTCAGGGATGCCAGGCTTGTTCGTGATGCCAGCGGGTGGAGACGAGGTGCCCATCACAGGGTCATCCGGTAGCATGGCAGGAAGCTGCCTGGCTGTGTAGCGGTCTACATTCCCATCGATGGGCACTGAGTATCGAATGTCCTTACTATCGATGTACCCTATGTTGAAATGCTGCTGGAGAATCATCCCTCGGTTGGTGGGGAAACGGACTCCACTGATGGAGTACCTCTCCCCATTGATCTTCACCAGGAAATCCCTCTGGGCCAAAAGAGGTGTCGGCCCAGTCCAGACCTCGTAAGTATGCTCCAGGAACCGGCCTGTCGCCCCTTGAGTGATCTTTTTCTCAGCGTCATCCGGAGCAAGGAGGGCGTCGTAAGGTCCGTCATACCCGCCCATGGATCCTGTCCCATAGCAGATCGGGCAGTCGTTGAGAGGCTGCTTATACTGAGGGTTCTGGGTACAAGAGCAAGGTACCCCGTTGGCCCTCTGGAGGAACAGCTTCACACGCTCCCCACCTTGAGTCAGGATCCACCGGTTACGGCGAACAGCCTCACGCCAGATCCAGTCAAGCTTCTCGATCTCGTAGGAACTTGTGGCCGCTGCCCTCTCCAGGGGTGTCTCAATCAGGTCCACCCCACCTGCTGGTGTGGCTACCGTGGTCACCCGATAGAACACCCTCTGTGCAAGATTCGTCTGGAGAAGACTGCGATTGTACCGGTAGCTGCACGTCACAACACTGCTTGGGCCTGGGAGGACGGGGACTAGCCGTGTCTGTGTCCCCACCTCTGGATGCTGCTGATTGTCCAGCTCTACCTCACCTGACCATCCCTGGACCGATAAGACCCCCGCCTGCTTACCATCCACGAACACCAGCACATCCTCTGCACTATTGGCATGGGTACGCTGTGAGCCAGCCTTCACAATGGGACAATGGAGGGTACGGAACACGAACCTCCCGTTGTACAACTCCCCCGCATCTTGACCTGTACCTCGTAGAATGAAGCTGTTGGAGACATCCTCATCCACGACCATCACGTTGTCGGTCTGGTCCCTCCAGAACATGGACCCCACCGGCAAGGTCGTGATCCTCTCGAATGGACCATATTCTGAGTCGAACGCACGGTAGATGTTGACCCCCACGATGTTGAAACTGGAGTTCAGGCTCAACATTGCGGGGTCATCCCACTGAAGATCAAACACCCCCGCGTTCACCCCGCCAACCAAGAACAGGTTGAGCGGGGGAACTGGCCATGGAGTTTTCTCTAACTCCAGGTTTGTCGGGAGGCGGTCTCTTTGACTGGCGTAGGGCATAGGTGGCTAACCACCACCTCGGTCAAGAGGGTGGTGGTTGTGGTGTCTCTTGACGATTCGTTGGCTCTGAGATGACCTTCAGGTTGCCAGTGGAGGCATCGATCTCCACGGTCGCATCTGGAGGAAGGCCACGCTCCACGAGGAGTCCTTCGAAGACCCTCTGCTTCTCCTCGTCAATCCGACGTGCCGCCGCCAAGAGCTTGACCTTCTCTTGCTCCAAGGTCAAGAACCTGTCGGACACATCCAACCGGGACTCTTGTAAGAGCCGTAGCCGATTTAGCTGTTCCATGGAAACCGGGTCTTCCGGGGTTAACCGACGCTGGCCGTTGCTTTGATCTTCGCTCATTTAAATCTCCATTTTGGCTTTGGGCCTACCGTGGTATACACCAGGATGGTCAACAGCCAGACGTTAAGTCGAAAAGCTCTTTGATAATCAGTAGTACAGGGAGAACGAACCCAACGAATTTGGCGGGAGTCAAAACCCCCGCACCCGTATAGGGGCCGAAGCTGGACCGGATCCCGATCCCGTACCTGGGCTGCTGCAAACCAGAGATAATCTTGACCGTCTGCTTGGCTCGTTCCAACTGGGACTCCCAGGAGTCCTTGATGGCCGAGTAGGCACTCTCGTACTTGGAGGACTTCTCGATGGTCAGGCTCACGCCACCGATGGAATAGTCAAACTCGTCAGAGATCCAGTTCAGCATCACAGCGAACAAGGCATGCATCATCGCCCCGTTCAGGAGTAAGGTCCGCCACTCGGGCCGGGTCTGAACAAACTGATCCAGGTTTTGGAACGGAGTCCTCGGGGGTGCTGCCGTGACTTGGTCCATCGCCCGCTGAAGGTACTCGTCCAGCTCCGCGTCCTCCCAGATGAACCCGAAGACCTTGTTGAACTGTGTGACGGTCTCCTCGTGAGCAGGGGGCCTGAAATGGTAGTTCCTGTCGGGGGAATTTGAGACAACGACCTTCGAGCGATGCAATACAAAGTTGTGCCACTTGTCTGCGGTAAGGTCGTACATGTACTTCCTAGGTCCCACTTCCTGTATCCTGAGCACCTGTGGTGTACCTATGGATTCTCCGAGCACCCCCAATACATGAGAGGTGAATCGAAGGGACTCCATCTCGACCTTGTGGGTGGGGCTGACGAAGACTCGGTGCCCACCAGTCAAAGTGAACACCCCAAACTCAGTGGAGCCCTCCCAAATGTTCTCTGGTCCAACTTCTGCACGAGAGACATCCCGGATAGGCTGCCATTCCACTGCTCCCTCAGGGGATACGGATCGCACCCGAAGTTGACCGAGAATGAAGGCATCTGTGATTCTGGATTGTTGTTCAGAGGACAACATGGGCCAACCGATCCTTTTCTGTCCAAATCTCGAAATCCCACCCCTGAGCCAAGGCAAATTGACGGCTGCGTTCCAGTCGAGTCTGGTTCTTGTCGTTCGGAGGCAGCGGTACTAGCTCAGGATGTGGGCTTCTGAACATCCCTCAGAGTCTCCCACAGGTCATCCATACGGACAACCATATTTTCACCAGCAACGTCTAACTCCACCGTTTCTTCACCTCCCACACAGTTGTCCCTCAGAAGGATCCTCAACCGACGAACCAAGTCAGCCTCCACGTCTGTGAGGTTTGAAGAGAGGATGGTCGCCTTGTCGATGCAGTCGAATTCCTGGACCACCTGCTGGATAGGTCCACCCACTGTCTCTCGAAAGGTCCACCTCACTCGATAGGATCCTATGTTGGCATCCAGGGGGATGATGACCGAAGCGAAGTACTCCCCTACCGAGGGGTTCA